TGGAAACTTGCAGCAGATGAAAACAGAGTAAAAGCTTCTGTTAGGTTTGTTCCCGGAGGTTATAACTAATGGGAAATTATGCAAAAGGTAAATATGCTTATGGAATTTGCGATAGAACAGGTTTTAGATATAAATTAACTGATTTAAAAAATCAAATTGTAGATCAAAAAAGAAGCGGTTTATTAGTAGGAAAGGATGTTCTTGATAAAGATCAACCACAATATCAATTAGGAAAATTAAAAATTAATGATCCACAGTCTTTAAGAAAACCAAGACCGCAAACAGATTTAGAAGCAAGCAGAAGATTATTTGGTTGGAATCCTATTGGGGGATGGAATTCTGCTTATGGTGAATCAAGTTTAAACAACATGGTTCTAAAAGGTAAAATAGGTAAACTAACTATAACAACAAGCTAATGTCATTTACTTTTACAACATTAAAATCAGCTATACAAGATTATACAGAGAATACAGAGACCACATTTGTTAATGATCTGCCAACTATAATTCAGCAAGCGGAACAAAGAATATTAGATTCTGTTCAGTTGCCAGTATTTAGAAAGAATCAAACAGGAACATTGACATCTTCTAATGCTTATTTAGCAACGCCAACAGATTTTCTTTATCCTTATTCGTTAGCTGTTTTAGATTCAAGCAGCAACTATACTTTTCTTTTAAATAAAGATGTAAATTTTATAAGAGAAGCTTATCCTTCTTTCATCTACAACTGGTTTGTCCAGTTTCATTATGCACAATTTGATGATGATTACTTTATTGTTGGACCAGCACCTGATTCGGGATATACAGTAGAATTACATTACTTTTATAGACCTGAATCAATAACCGCTTCTAGTGATGGAACAAGTTGGTTAGGAACAAATGCTCCTGATGCTTTATTGTATGGATGTCTTATTGAAGCATATACATTTATGAAAGGTGAGCCTGACGTAATAACTTTATATGACAAAAGATACAAAGAAGCTTTACAACAATTAATAATTGAAGGTGATGGAAGGAATAGGAAAGATGCTTATCGTAGTGGGCAAGTAAGAATACAAGGTGTATAAGCATGTTAAAAGAACCAATAAAAGAACTTGAAGGCAAGAATATTGCAATTGTTGCAATGGGTGAAAGTCAATTAGATTACCATCTTGCTGTAGTACATAGTCAAAAATTTGATGAAGTATGGGCAATTAATGCAATGATTGGGGTTATTCATAATCTTGATAGAGCATTTATTATGGACCCTGTTTCACGTTTTTTTGAATCTGAAGATGCAGGAACTATGACACAGTTAATGCGTGAAGAATTACCTAATGTAAAATATCCTATTTATACTTGTGAACTTGACGATAGAGTTCCTGCATTAGAACTTTATCCTATAGAAGCATTGGTTAAAGATACTCAATGTGGATATATTAATAATACTGTTGCATATTCAATAGCTTTTGCATATTGGAATAAAGTTGCAAGAGTGCAAGTATTTGGTGCAGATTTTACTTATAAACAAAATTTATATTTTGCAGAAATGGGTAGAGGATGTTGTGAATTTTGGTTAGCTAAATGTATGGAAAAAAATATAGAAGTTTCAATAGCTACAAGATCAAATCTATTAGATGCAAATGTTGATACAAAAGATAAATTTTATGGGTATCATCGTTTAAACGATCCAATGGTTTCTTATATAGATGAAACAGGAATGAATGTTTGCAAATGGTCTGATGTTGTAAAACAAAAAGCTGTTCCATATGGAATTTCTGGCAGGGATGATCCTTTGCCATTACCTCCAGAACCGGAGAAATTCTAATGCAAACAGATAAATTTGAAATATCTATTGGTGATTTAGGAGTTAAAACAACTGAAAATAGAGGTCACACAGTAGAAGAAGTTGCTGAAATGGCTACAAATAAACTTGTTTCAGTTGCAGATACTGCACCTGATCAAATTAAAGCACAGGCACATGCTTTTAAAAATACGTGTCATTTTGTTATTGCTTATTATATGCGTGAGGCAATTAAAAACCATATGTGTACAATAGGTAATCAATTAGAATCGCAAGGTCATAAAGACTTAGCGGAAATTATAAGGAGGCTATAATGGCTATAACTCAGGCAATGTGTACTTCATTTAAACAAGAATTATTAGAAGGAGTGCATAATTTTAAAAATTCTGGAGGTAATACCTTCAATTTAGCCCTATATACGAGTTCAGCTACTATGAGTGCTTCTACCACAGCCTATACCACGACCAATGAAGCGTCAGGCACAAACTATACTGCTAAAGGCGGAAGTTTGACTAGAGTTGATCCTAGTACATCAGGAACAACTGCATTTACTGATTTTGCTGATTTGACTTTTGGTACTTGCACAATTACTGCAAGAGGCTGCATGATTTTCAATGACTCAGCTACTGGTGATCCAGCAGTTGCCGTTTTTGATTTTGGTGGAGACAAAACAAGCACAGCAGGTAGTTTTACAATATCTTTTCCAACCGCAGACGCAAGTAACGCTGTTATTAGAATAGCGTAAACCAGTTATGTCTGGTTGGGGTCGATCCACATGGGGTGCTGGTCCTTGGGGTGAACCTGCAATTGTTAGTGTTACAGTTAATGTAACAGGCGTTGCAGGAACTACTGCTTTAGGAACAGAAACTGTTAGTTGTGATGCTAATGTCGCAGAAACAGGCGTTTCAGCTACAGGTGGTATTGGCAGTCTAACTGTAACAGGCGTTGCAAATGTTACAGAAACAGGGGTAGCTGGAACAAGCGCACTAGGTTCATTAAGTATATCTGCTGGTGCAACTGTTAGTGAGACAGGAGTAGCAGGAACAGGAGCAATAAACAGTTTAACTGTAACGGGTATTGCTAATCTTTCTGTAACTGGAGTTGCTGGTACTACTGCTTTAGGAACGGAATCAGTAAGCGGTGATGCTAATGTTAGTGAAACAGGGGTAGCTGGCACTGGTGCAATAGGTACAGTTGTTGCAAATGGTGCAGCAATTACAGGTGTTAGCGGTACAGCATCGACTGTTGCTCAAGGCGATGAAACAGTTACTTGTGATGCAAATGTTTATCCAACAGGAATAGCTGCTACAAGTGCATTAGGTACATTAAGCCTTGTAACAAATAATGTTATTTCTGTTACGCAAAGTGCTAGTACAGGTCAAATTGGTGATCTTACTACTCAAGGAAATGCAATAGTTTCTACTACAGGAGTAGAAGCAACAGGACAAATAACATCATTGTTAGTATGGGGTGATGTAGTTCCGGGTCAAACAACAGAATGGAATGATATAAGTAAAACAACTACAAGTTATAGCGAAGTAAGCCCATCACAAACACCAAATTGGGTGGATAAAGTGGCTTAAAAATGATTTAATTTATAAAAAGGATGTTTAAACATGGCAACATATGTAAATGATTTAAGGCTTAAAGAAATCGCTACAGGCGATGAGTCGGGTACTTGGGGAACGAGTACCAATACAAATTTAGAATTAATTGCGGAAGCATGGGGTACTGGTTCAGAAGCCATTACAGGAACAACCCATACAATTACAATGGCAAATGGTACTTCTGATGCAGCCAGAGCCTTTGCTCTAACGCTGACAGGATCAATCACCGCAACCAATACAGTAACTCTTGCACCTAACACAGTTAGTAAGACTTGGGTGATTCAAAACAACGCAGGTTATCAAGTAACCATATCTCAAGGCACAGGCGCAAATGTTGTTATTCCGAATGGCGGAATCAAGATGCTTGTCACCGATGGTGCTGGAGCAGGTGCTGCAGTAACCGATGTATTAGATATGACAGGTGGTACAGGCAATGTCGGACTAGGTTCTGGCTCACTCGGTACAGCAATTACGACAGGAACGGATAACGTAGCCATAGGTGAGAATGCACTTGATGCAGTCACGACTGGTTCAGATAACACAGTGGTTGGAGACAATGCTGCTACTGCTTTAACCACAGGTAGTTTTAATACTGCTATCGGTTCTGGAGCATTAATTACACAAACAACTGCTGGTTACAACACCGCAGTGGGTTATTTATCTTTAACAGCCAATACAACTGGTAATGCAAATGTTGGATTGGGAGAATCTACACTAGCAGCAAACACTACAGGCAGTAACAATACAGGATTGGGTTATAGCGCTTTAGCAGCAAATACAACTGCTAATGACAACACCGCGATTGGAAGAAATGCTTTATTAGCTAACTCGACAGGAGCCGAAAATACAGCTATTGGAAGAAGTGCTTTAGCAGCAAATACAACTGCGGGTGGAAACACAGCTATTGGAAGAAATG